GATTGACGACGGACAAGAGCCGCAAGAGCCTGTAAACGTTGAATCAGTAAAGAGCGTTGGCTGGTTGACGGTGATGGATCGCTTCGACGTCGAAGTGAACACAGTCTACCTCGACCCCTTCGAAGACAAGTTTGGCCTACCTGAGACGTATCGCCTGAGTGGCGGCGCAGACGTAAGAGGCACAAACGAAGCGAGCGACAGTCTCGGCGCCGTAATCCATGAGAGTAGATGCATCCGCTTTGACGGAGTTAGAACCTCTCGACGAAAGCGGCGATCTAATAACGGCTGGGGTGACAGTGTCTTAGAGCGTTACATAGATGTGATCCGTGACTTTCAAGGTGCCAGCGGCGGCATGATGCACCTCCTAACGGACTTCAGCCAGGCCGTTTTCAAGATCAAAGGTCTGGCAAAAGCCTTAGCGTCCGACAAAGACAATCTGGTTATCAAGCGACTACAAATGCTGGACGTTGCCAGGTCTATGGTGAGGGCTGTTCCCTTGGACGCCGACGCCGAAGAGTTCGAAAGAGCGGGCGCTGGCGTCGCGGGCTTGGGAGAAGTTTACGACCGAATGATGATGAGGCTAAGCGCCGCTACTGGGATTCCAGTAACCCTTCTCTTTGGCCGTTCTCCGGCTGGAATGAACGCAACCGGCGAAAGCGATATCAGGCTCTTCTACGACTACATTGCTTCACTTCAAGAAACGCAGACACGTCCCAGGCTGGAATATCTTATAGAGCTTATGCTCAACGCCGACGATGGCCCGACGGGTGGCGATGCGCCTGAGTCTTGGAATTTCGAGTTCAATCCTCTTTGGCAAGAGAGCGCGAAAGAAAAAGCAGAGACCAGAAGGCTGATATCCGTCGCCGACACGAACTACGTAAACACGGGAGTTCTCACGGCAGATGAGGTCGCAGAGAGCCGATTTGGCGGAGAAACGTATTCGCCAGAAACAATGCTCGACTTTGAAAAACGCGCCGAAGAAGACGCCGTCATAGAGGAAATGGGGCCAGTGTCAGTAGTGCCTGTCGGCGACAAGGACGACGCGCCAAGCTACCGGCTACATACAGACAACGACGACGGGGTGTGCAGTCAGTGTCTCTTTTCCCGGTCTGGCCCTGTCTGTTCTCGTTACGGCTTCGCCTGGGATGCTGGGCATAGATGCGATGAGTGGAAGGGGTTCAACCCGTTGGTGGCTATCAGCAGCAAGCGGGAAGACATAAAAGCCAGAAAGATGGCAAAGATTGGCGAGAGAAAAGGGCGTAAGCGTGGACGCAACTACTGAAGTCAGGCTTGACGTCATAACCGAAGCAGACATTGGCTTGATCTCCGGCCAGGCGATACCGCTACAACTGGCCCGAGAGATGGAGCCTCTTCTAAGCGAGTTGGTAATAAGTTTCGGGAACGCAGAGCTTGGTGCACTGGGGATGTCTGCCTCGTTTGCCGTCATAGACGCGCGAGTCGTTGGATACCTTGTTGAAGTGGGCGCCGCGAGAATCCCAATGATAAACGGCACGACACGCCGGGCCATCTCTAAGACTTTGGCCGAAGGCGTACTGAGGGGCGAAGGCATCGAAGCGTTGACGGCAAGAGTCAGGACAACGTTTCAAGGGATATCGAAATCTAGGGCCGCGCTTATCGCCAGAACGGAAGTCGGGACAGCCGCCAGCTTTGCCAGGAATTCAGCCATACAAGAAGCCGGCGACGTTGGAATAGTAAAAAAGAGGAGATGGATAGCGACCTTAGACAGCAGGACAAGACACAATCACCGGAAGCTAAACGGTCAGGTTCAGCCCGTTCGGAAGCCGTTTAGGATACCTGGGACATCCAAGCTAGCGATGTACCCTGGGGGTTTTGCGTCAGCAAAAGAGAACGCGAACTGTCGGTGCGTTGTCGTCGCAGTCGTTGAGCCTGCTTCGCTGGACAGGATGGACGAGACAAGCATCACTCCAAAAGACGAAGAGATACGCGGCAGCGTAGAAAAAAAGATGATTAGCTGGGATAACAAACTAGAAGCGGCAGTGAAAAGAGCATTTGACGAACAAGAAAAAAGCGTGCTTGCTATGCTTTGGGCGAGAGATAGACCGGCAGCGCCTTGAGTACGGCTTGTCGACGACACGGCTAAGGTGTTTTGTCGCATATCTTGACCCCGTTTGTAAGTTCTTGAATAGATGAGGCGTATCAGCGATGCTATGCAACGTATTCCGAAGGAGCCGACGTGCGCGCTTTTCGTGGAGATCGTGGTGAGCTAGCGAAGCCAACAATGACCCGTAACGGGTTCATGAGGGCAGACGCATTCTTTACCAGGACTGGTGTCTTCGAATATCAGAACGCAGACGGTTCTGTTCGGAGAGAGCTTAGAGTCCCCGAAGAAGTCTTCAACCCAGACAGTGTCTCAACTTTCGAAATGGTCCCGGTGACGATGGGTCACCCTCCCAGGCCCGTAGATACGAGCAACGCCAGACGATACGGAATCGGCCACACCGGGCAAGATATCCGGCGCGATGGCGACAAGATGCGCGGAACGATCCTGATTGACGATAAAGAAGCCATTTCAGAAATGAAGGCGGGCAGAAGAGAGATCAGCAATGGCTACTTTTGCCAGCTTGAGATGTCCCCTGGCGTTACGCAAGGGATCGAAGGCGTAGAAGACGGGTTGTCCTATGACTGCATCCAAAGAGAGATAGAAGGAAACCACGTTGCGATAGTCGATAGAGGCAGGGCCGGCCCAGACGTAGCCGTTCGGATAGACCACATGCGATGCGATGGCATCGAGGATATTGCGTTCATGGTGTGGCATGACGGCGACGATATAGTAGAAGACGCACCTTTGACTTCCTCCCAGAGGGAGGGTCTCCCAGACTCCTCTTTTCTTTATATCGCCCCTGGCGGTGAAAAAGATGAAGACGGGAAAACGACTCCACGAAGTCTGCGCAAGTTTCCCGTAAAAAAAGCCGACGGATCTTTAGATTTGCCGAGGATTCGCAACGCGCTCTCAAGAATCCCGCAATCTAATCTGTCAGAAGAGATAAAAAGCAAATTATCTTCTAAGGCTAAGATGCTCCTAGACGAATCAAAAAGCGAAGACGCCGAAGTAGTGACGACGGCAACGCAACAGCCTGTCGACGGCACGCCTACAAGTACGACGCCAAACGTTTCTTTTGACGAATTTACGTCTTCTGCTGTCGTTGAGAGAGGCTTGTCGATTTCTACGCTTGCACAAGCGCTAAGAACCACAGAGAATGAGACCGAGTTTATTCTGTCCGGTCGGACTGCTCCTACCGGTCAACAGCTAGATGGGCTCGCGGGTCTTTTTGATGTATCCGCTGAGACACTGAGAAATCTGTTGCCAGATGGGCAACGTGAAGACCAAAAGGGACTCGCCATGGAAGATTTTGAGATCACGATCAACGGCGTCACTTTCAAAGCGAAGGCTGACTCTGCCGCCCGACAAGCCATCACTAAAAAGATGGACGAAGACGCTTCTGCTATCGCGGACATGACTGAGAAGCTTGATGCTTCCACGTCTGGCCATGATGAAGAGCTGTCTAAAGAGAAGGCGCGTGCAGACAGCGCAGAGGAAGCCAAAGCCCAGGCGGAAGCCAAGCTTGACGCTGCTCTTGATCCTTCGGCTATTCGATCTCGAATCGATGGGCGGATCGAGCTGGAGCGTGCTGCTGGCGATATCCTCGGAGAAGACTTCGACGTATCCAAAAGTGACGGCGAGCTTCGCGAGGCCGTGATCCTTTCAGTCCAGCCAGAAGCCAAGCTCGACGAAAAGCCAGAGGCTTATATCCAGGCGCGCTTTGATGCTGCTCTTGAGATTCACAGTTCCGCGAAGACCGACACGAGCAAAGAGAACGAAGCTCTTGGCCGTGCTCGCGTTGTGGCAAACGATACAATCAACACATCTTCTGGGGACATCGTAGCGGATGCGCGAGCCCAGGCGGCTGAGCGCAGCCGGAACATGTGGAAGACACCACTGGCAGCAACCAAAGATGCAGCACCGGAGCAGGTCCGCATCAAGCACTGACGGCGCAGGCTCGCACGCCTTCGTCTTCACCTCAGAATTTAGGGAGATTCGAAATGCCTCAACTCACTTACCCGCTCGATCTTACAAATGCCTTTCCTGGGCTGTTGGCGGATCTTTCGCCACGAAACGACGTGCTTTCTCGCTCGAGCGAAGAGGCCGCGTCTTTTCCTTATGGAACGGCAGTTGTCGCCGGTACTGACCCTGACACGCAGGTTCTCCTGCCTGCTGGGGCCGGAGCTGACACTCTGATTGGCGTTGTCAGTCACTCGCACGCTAACGAAGTTGGCGCCGATGATGAGAACCTGGCAGATCCTAATCACACGCTGAACTGCCTGCACGTAGGGCGAATCTACGTCCAGCTTGAGAGTAGCTCTCCTGCTGTTATCGCTGGCACGACTGGCGTGTTTATCCGCACGGCGAACCCGGCAGCGGCCCCGGCAGACGAAGGTCTTGGCCGATTCCGTGGCGATGTTGACGGCGGAGACGCTTTGACTATGGCCGGTGGCCGTTGGATCACTAGCGGTTCTGCTGGAGACCTTGTTGTTCTTGAGATTGACGCGGATGCTTCCATCTCCTGACGTTACACCAGACCTCGACTTCACACCCGGCGTCTGTCGGAGGAGAAAGAAAAATGTAGTTCCCTCAACAGTTCATGAACCTTGACGCGGGCGAGTCGGTATTTTTCGCCCGTGAGCTGGAGTTCGTTCTTGCTGCTCAGCATAACATTATCTACCCGGAGCTTCGTGCACGTCAGTTCATCCCGGTGAACAACGAAGCAGGCCCCGGTGCGGAAGCGATTACCTACTACCAGTTTGACAAAGTTGGTATGGCTAAGATCGTTTCCGACTACGCAAGCGATCTGCCGCGTGCTGATGTCTTCGGGACTAAGTACACGTCTCCGGTTGAGTCTTTGGGAATCAGCTTCGGCTACTCGATGCAAGAGATTCGTGCGGCTGCCATGGCTAATCGACCTCTGGCGACGATGAAGGCGAACGCTGCTCGTGAAGCTCATGAGCGACTTGTTGACCAGATCGGCTCACTCGGTGACGCCACGTCTGGTCTGACTGGTTTCATCAATAACGCAAATGTCCCCGCTGGTGCTGCTACTACCGGCGCGTGGGCGGCGGCTACTGCTGACCAGATCATCGACGATATGAACGAAGCAGTTCAGTCGGTCATCAACACCACAAACGCGGTAGAGGCGCCCAACACGATCCTCCTGCCTATCGACGCTTTCACTATCGTGAACCAGCGCCGCATCCCAGACACCGAAATTACGATCCTCCAGTTCTTCCTTCGGAACAACGCTTGGATCCGAAACGTAGACCACTGGTACCGCCTTGCTGGAGCTGGCGCTGGCGCCACAGACCGGATGGTTTGTTACCGACGTGACCCGTCTAAGCTTGAGTTGCACATCCCTCAAGAGTTTGAGACCTTTCCCGTTCAGGAAAAAGGACTGACTTTTGAGGTGCCTACGCACTCACGCATTGGTGGCACCGTGTTCTACAAGCCCCTCTCGGCGGTTTATCGGGATGGCCTGTAGGTCGACACGCGGTGAAGAGAGTGGTAGATGGTGGGGGTCACGTGTCGTCGTGGCTTCCACCATTTCCACATCAAGAGGTAGAAAATGCCCGCCGTAGAAAACGATCTCCCAACACTTCTGAGCTTCAAGCCGTCCAAGCCTGGGGGTAAGAGAGTTGAGCTTGTTCCGGGTGTACCCGTTGAGATGTCGTGTGAAGATTTGGAGGGTCTCTGGGCTAAAGATCCGATCTTCCGTGCGTACTATAAGGACCATGGAATCCATATTGACGGTTGGTCCCCTGACGACGGTACGTCGCAGTCGAGGAAGCCACCGGAATCGATGCTGAACCCTCATGCAGCCGTCCCCAATTTGGAGATGAGGCCAGCAGAGGACAAGCCAGAGCCAGAGCCAGAACCCAGTACGGACCCCATCGACCCTATTCCTAACGCCGGAGTTCCTGGGAACACTTGGCAGGCAAAAGCGTCTATCGAATCCAGCGTGAACCCAGACCAGCTCAACGAATGGAAAACCGTAGAAAAGCGGAAGACCGTTTTAGGGTTTCTCAAAAAGCGCATCAAGCAGCTAAGCTCATCTAGGGCGATGGACGACGGGCCAAACTACGAATCTGCCGAGACCTCATCCGAGGAAGAAAACCAAGGGATCTAGCGATGGCGACCAGCATAACCCCGGATGTCTTGTACCAAAGATCTCGCGGCGTTTTCGATTCTGTAGACTCTGACTGTGTGCAGGACGCCATAGATGAAGCGGTCAGGTACGTGTCTGAGGTCAACTGGGGAGATCGTTACAACGACGGGGTCTTCTACCTGTCGTGTCATATCTTGGCCGAGCTTGCGATGCTCGAGCAGGCGGGGTCTGACGGCGGGCCGGCGAGTACGGGGGGCGCCGTTCCGGCAGGTCCGGTTATGTCTGAATCTATACTGAGCTGGCGCACAACCTACTCCGTATCAGAGGGCGGAGTTTTTGACGACGCGCTAGCAACGACTACTTGGGGTCGACAATATCTGGCCAGGAGCAGCCGAGTCTTTTCTCGGCGTGTTCTGTAGTGGTATCATAAGAAATGCCGTTCCCAGCCCATCTACTGACAGACCTCTGTATCGTTTCCAGATATCTGGGTGTGTCGAATGATGCTTTTGCGACGCCACTTTATGGCCCCAAGACGGAAGAGAGCTGCGCCTTTCAAGAGGTTTTCCAGAAAATAAGGGATTCCGAAGGGAACGAAAGGGTCTCTGCGCATACTATCGCAACGAAAAACAGGATAGCCCTCGAAGACCGCGTTTGGCTTCCTACCGAAATAGGAAAGAAACCAGACGCGTCCGATGACGACAACGCTAAGACGCCTATTTCTATCAGGAATGATAGGTCTAGAGCTTCTGGGTTTAGATTTTACCAAACCTTTTTCTAGGAGGTCGACGTGGCTGCTGCATCACTAACGGGCAGGTCTTCGGCAAAAGGTGGCGGTGGCGGTAAGCCGATAATAAAAGTTTCTGGCTTCAAAGAGATGCCTGAGACGATTGCGAAACTGAGGAAGCTCTCTAAGGTTTACCCGTTCGCGATGGCGGCAGCGTTATACGAAGAGGCACTGTCTATCTTCGCGGAATCACAAGAAGAAGTGCCGGTAGACAAAGGGGGACTAAGAAGGTCAGGCATAGTTTTCATGAAGCAGATCAGCCAAAACTGGACTGCTGTAGTTGGTTATGGCGTCGCATATGCTCTTAGAATCCACGAAAACAAAGGCGCAGACCAAAAAAGGATAGAGAGAGCCGAGATGGCTCTTAGCAATCCAGGCTACAAGCCAAAAGGTGCGCAGCAGGGGAAGTCAAAATACCTTGAAGACCCTTTCAATCGTGCGCTTCCCGGCCTTGCCAATAGGTTGATTTTGAGAACGCGAAAGCACGCGAAGACTGGGAGAACATCGTCGACAGGGCTCAAGACGGTCAGAGGAAGAGGGAAGGGAAGATAAATGGTAGCCCCGGCAGACTTCAAACCCGATGAGGATTCCGTCGCTGCCTTGATAGCGCGAGTGCCATCTCTTGTAGACGGGAGCGGAGGAACGAAGAGAAACTGCTTTGCCGGCTCCGTCGAGGCGTACACAAGAGGCAGCATCCCTCATGAGGCCGTTTTCGTTACTGCCAGCGGCGGTCTTCCGTCTAAGCAGCTCAAAGGCAACTTCCTCGGAAGTACGAATGAGCGCAATCCTACTTTGAATGTTAGGGTGAGATCTTCCGGGTCTGGCGTCGCGGCGGCCTTTCAGACGGGACAAACACTCGCAAGAGAAGTTTTTGACGCCTTACACCACAACCCCCCTTCGGCTGCATATATCGAATCCGAGTCGCTCAACAGCCAGCCAAGCTACCTCGGACGTGATGACGACGGACATCATGAATGGGTGATCTTTATTCAGATCATTGTGGACGTTGTGACGCCATGACTACTTTTCTTGAATGCCGTGGCAACGTAGCGTAGTCTAAACACGCAGATTCAGCGGCTAAGCGCCGACGAGGAGAACGAACATGGCTACTCTAACTGTACAAGAACTCCCACGATACGGGGTAGGGCTCGGCGGGGTCACTTTTGACGCTGCAACTGGCGGTGGCGACGATTTCCCTAACGACGGCAGAACAATCCTTCTCGTAAAAGGTGTGGGTGGGTGGACAACTGAAACTGTGCAGGTTGAAGGCGTCCCGGCTCAAGATAGCGCCAGAGACGGGACGGCGACGCTAAACCCCGGTGGTGCCTCGGGGGATCTGGACGCTGCCGGTCCTTTCAATCCGAGAAACTGGAACCTGTCTGGTTCCGTCCAGCTAACCTACCCGTCTGGTGTTACCGGGCTAGAGGTAGCTGTTGTGCGTATCACTACTGGCTGAGATAAGATCTCTGAACCGGAGGACCAAAGATGTCTTGTATTCCTGGGCGACTAAGTCGCGTACAAATCGACGTAGGGGCTGGCTACAACAACCTAGGAGGGCTTGTTGATGTCTCGCTTTCCGGGAATGTGGACGAGCTAGAGTGTACCAGTCACGATGACGATGGGATCCGAAAGTACATCCCTAACCATCTAGACTTTACGATGGATATGACTTTGCGTTGGGACGAAGACGAGCCGCAACAGGTTCAGCTTTTGAATACGCTTGTTCCATCTCCATCGACGTTTGCGCTTTACTTCTTCCTGGAAGATGTGGCCGGTCGGCGTCGTTTTGAGGCCGATGCCTTCATCACGAGCTACAGCCCATCGGGTCCTCTCGATGACACTGCCGGTCTGGACTGTACGCTTCGGCTGTCTAATGTCGTGATTAGTACAGTACCGTAATCGACACGCAGCGTGTTAGATGATAAGACACCTCCTGTGGCGTCGCGTTGGCGCTCGGGAGGTGTTTTATTATGTCGAAAGCGAAGAAGAACGGTACCCCTGGCGGCGATGAGACGATCTGGCACAGCGGCAGAGGCGTAGTCCACATCGGCGGCTTAGATGACGGCGAAGAAATCGTCTGCCGGTTTAGGACGCATGAGATATCCGAGCTCGAAGATCGAAGAGGCAAAGGAATTATGTCTATGCTCAACGGGGAAAGCATGGGGATTGGATTCTTGCGAGACGCGCTATTGATTGGTTCCGCTCATATGTTCATCGGGAAAAAAGGGAAGCAAAAAAAATCCCTGACGACGGACAGAGTAAACAAGTGGATCGATAGGTGCGAAGACAACGGCATTCCGTTTGAGGAGCTGTTGGAAGGCGTTATGAAGTGCGTTGTCGGCGGTATGCCTGGAGGCGATAAGTACATCCAGCTAATGGACGATGCAGCCGAAGAGGAGGAAAACGACGACCCAAACGGAGTGGGCGGCGCACGGTCGCCGTCGGCTTAGGCTCTGACGAAGTGGAAGAAATAGACTGGGACGAGTTGCAGATACTCGCCGCAAGCCTCGGGCTAACCCCGGAACAGTTCTGGGGACGTCGAGACGACATCGACACTGGGATGACTCTCAGGGAGTTTGACTTGTTCGTAAGGGGGTCTTCCATAAAGTTCGAAAGGGAACAAGAAATGCTCGCGTGGCACGCCGCCAACCTAATGAGCATGTGGGCCAAAAAAGGAACCAAGATCACGCCAGCAAAGCTGATGGGTAAAGATACCGGCAACGTAGACCCAAAGAGCCTGCAAGCACAGCTGAACGAAGAATCCAACAAAAGCAGAAAGGAAAACCTGGCACCTGAGATAGGTAAATCTAAGCCCTACAATCCGCACGAAAGAAAGCAAGAGATGGATGACTGGGTCTCTGGGCTCGTAAGAATGGCCGAAAACTCATCCGAAGATGATACTCTCGACGACGCGTAGGAGAGGCTATGGCAAATGTAATTGCAAAACTTTCTGTGAAGCTCACCGCCATGACTC